CTTGCTGCAGTCTATGAGCACCACGCCCGCATCGCCGTGAGAATCCTCAGCGGTCAATACTTTGTCAGTGTTCCATACCCCATACCCCAGCGCATCGTCACCATACCAGTGTGGATTACCTGAATTATTGTCCCCAATGCACTCTTGCACTAGGCGGGCGGTGGCATAGTCCACATCCCCTTGGCGGTCTTTCATTCTTTTGGCAAGCCGCTGCACGATGTCCAACGCATAGTACCCGGACCAATGGCAATAGACAACAGGTCCAAAGTGGGTTACCACCGAGGGAGCTTCCCTGCCAGTGTGGATTACCTGAAACAGTACACGATCACCCATGATAGATATCCTTTCTAAAGTGAGGCGGGCCCACCCACCCCCGCCACCACCAATTTGAGGGAAAAATTCGGGAGGGCTGGGGCAAGTATGCCCCAGCGAGGGCTCGGCGTCTAATTGTATTTTTTAATCGGGCCCGGGGGCCCGATAGCCCCGGCCCACGGTCCCCGATTCATGACAAAAAACCACCTAATCGGGCCCATTCGGGCCCGATTAGCGCACCGCGCACCAAGTTCCACGCACCAAGGCCCCGGGACCAGGGGCCTAGTTTACCCCGGGGAATTAAACCCATTGATTCAGGCAAGTTATCAAGGCCCGCGCCAATGATAACCGCCTTGAATATAAGGGTTTTCCCTATGGGTTAATTATCCTATGCGCTCAACAGCTCCAGGGCCCGGTTTTTCAGGGCGGCCCCGGTCCCAAACCATGCGGACTCCATGCGGGTATTGTCGCTGCGGCCCCGCTCATGGTCCACAAGTTCAGTTACCGCGTTAAGCATAGCCCAACGGGTCCCGGCCACCCCGGGAATGCCTGCCCCAATGGCCGAGCCGTTAAACAGCTCAAGGACCCGGCGGTAGGCCTTGGACTCATTCAGGGGAAGCTTACTCGTATGGTAGGGCTCAAGCAAGGCCTTGACGAATTCGTCAGCATCAGCAGCGGCCATGGGGACCCCGGCAAGCTTGCGAGACTGTACGAGAAACCGTTCCCACTGGTCAGCCACAATGCCAAGCTCTAACCGCACCCGGTCAGCATCGAAGCGCTCGGAATGCAGCACCCGGACAGTGCCGGAATGTTCACCGTTAAGCGCTGCAGTTATGGTGTTATTGCACACCACCCGAATGCTGGTGAATTTTGCGACTGTGGCCATGGTCCCGTCATAGGATGTGCCAAGCAGCACATAAGGCCGCACGGTGTCGCCCTCCACAATATCGGCCCCCTGATTCACCCGGGCCAACGCCCACACCCGGCGGCCATAACTAAGGGCCCCGGCGGTTTCGAGTTCAAAGCCGCCAATTTCCACCAGCTTGGCAAAAAACCCCATAACTTCGGCGGGTTGGACAACGCGGTAACCATCAGATACCACGGCCAAGGGCGCACCAGTGTCCGAGCGGTGCAATACTTTACGGCCCTTGAATACTTCGGGCTCGGTGGCCGCCGGAGTTCTGAATAGTACCGGGGCCTCCAATACTGTATAGGCTAATCCGGCTTGTGTAGTCCACTGGTCAATTGAGGCGCCCGGGGTTAGTTGCTGCCCAAGGCTATGCCAAGGGGTTTGCCCAACGTAAGCCATAGCGGCTGTGCCGGTGGTGGTATCGATCATATGAGCCATTTTGCTATCCTTTCTGAGTTGATAAAAAACCGGATTTTTGCCCGGTGAACGAATTATATACCAAAATTCATTAGCTGTGCTAATCCTGACTGAATAAATCAACTATTAGCCAAAGTAAGAGAAAAACCGCCAAGGCTAGAATCATGCGCCTAACTCCCGGCCAATATCACCGGCCACATGATGGCGCAGCAGTGAACCGGGCGGCAGCGAGCGTGCAAATTCCCGCAGTGCTTGAGCATCATTGGCCGCGCCTTTCTTTTTTACCCCGTGCCACTGTATGGCCGTTGGGCCGCTGGCGGCATAGCATCCGCCTTTTTGGTCCGTGCCCACTTTTTTTGCACCCGTACCATGGGCAACAAACACCACCACATAATCCCGTTCCCCCCGGGCACACAATGGGCGGCCACCGCCACACTGTGCACACGTAAACCCTTCGGACAATTCAGCAGGGCAGCGCACAAACCGAACACCACGATTCACCAGGGGAAAATCCCCGGCCTGAGATAAGGGCGCAGCATACACCGCAGGGCGGCCAAGCTCCACCGTTCGGACAGCTTCGGCCATAGTGTCACATGACGCGTTAATTACCGTCATGCCTTCCTTCGGCAACGGCAGCGCTTCGGCAGAAAAATGGGAATAAGTCCAAGCTTGACCACGTAGCGGCACAGCATCGGACAAGGCAGCTAAATAGTCGGCGTCCACTTGATATGAGCCCGTCTCACTTTTGGGGTGTAAGGCGCATGATGTCGGGCAGGTCCCGTAGGTTTCATGCGTGCCACTTCGATATGTAACCGCTATTGGGCCTGTCTTTCTGTTGGCTGAAATCTGAACAGTCTTCAACATGACTCTATCCTTTCTATGAAAAACAAAAGATTACGCCCCGGCGTCCTAATTGTCCAATTTATTTTTTGAATCAATCCCGGGCTTTAATAGCTTTATTGAATGATCAGCCCCTGGCGACACGATAGCCTAATTCGTCCTGAATGTAGGCTATCCGCTCTGGCAGCTTAAGGGTCGCGATTGGCTCAATAATGAAAGGCCCGATAAAGTAACTCCGCCCCCATTGGGCCGCATCGCGCTTAAGCTTGAAAATTTTAGAGGGCTGGCTGGGGTTTGTGTGAACCCAATATACAAAGCGAGTCCGTGACATGGCAATATCCTTTCTAAATTACCGGGGAATTCCGGCAGCTCAATTATAGCAAATAGAAAGCAATTATGTACTCCGTCAAGTAGGTATTTTCCCTGATAGTAAATCGGCCAGCTCCAGCCAGTCTACCGTTCGGCTCGGCCAGGACCGCAAGGGCGCAAGTCGCAGCCCTTCGGTCGCAAGCTCGATTGCCTGTCGGCCATGGTAGAGAAAAACCATCGCAGGCTTGGACGCCGTACCCGCATGATGCACCAGGACAAAGCAAGGCCGCCCCGCCCCGGCGTGCCGAACCAGAAAAGCGATCTGGTGAGGGCGAAGCCCTACCTTCAGGCCTGACGTCACCGCCTTCAACTCCACCATGACAAAGCGATCAGCCGCGCCCACGATAAGGTCCGGCAGCCCCAAATTGACGCGATTCTCAATCCGTTCGGTATCCAACCCCATGCCCCGCAGCCGATCCCTTACCCGGCCAGCAAAGGCAGCCTCAGGCGTCATCTTCGGGGTCCATCTCAGTATCCCGTTCAAATATATCGGGCGGAGGGTTCGCCACGGGAGACTCAAATTCAGGGTCTTTTTCACGCGATATGCTTTCAATCACAGCACCAGTGTCCGCATCGATTAGCGCAGTCGGGGGAGGACCCCCATACAGCGCCCTCAGTTCGTCAAGCTTACGCTGCACTTCTTCCTTGCTCATGCTATCAATAGTGCCGTGCCGGATTTCCTTGCGGTCCACATATATGGTCCCCAAGGCCTGACCACGACGATATTCGGCCTGAACAGCAGCAGCATACGCACCCGCCTCCAACGCCTTATCCCGTATGGTCTGCAAATCCTTCATGTGCCGCTCATAGGATGTGTTGTACTTACTGTTCAACTCAGCCCGGTACGACTGAATAGCCGCAACCACATGAGGATTGATTTCAGGGTTCGTCAGCTTCCAGGCCATCACACTGGCACTAGCCTCAGTGTACCCGGCCCTCAAGGCAGCCTCCCGCAACGTCACCCTTCCATCCCCAGTGACAAGCTCTTTCACAAAGGTCCACTGCTTGGTGTTCAGGATGCGCTGCTTACGCAAGGGCGCGACTTCCCCCGCCATGCGCTTTTGAGCCCTATTCCCTATGACCGGGGGAACATTCCAGACGTCTCGTTTGCCCACTTATGCAATTCTCCACAAGCGCCAGCCGTTCTCCACCTTGCGTAGCCTAAATTCCCAATCCGGGGCATGGGCAGCCACAAACCGCTTAGCGGATATCCTGGCGCTGTTTGCCCTGTTCTGTGTATCCAACAG